ATTCAGTTATCTTAGGGCCATGGTCACATGCGTGGCTCTACGTCTTAAAAGACTTCCCCGCCGCGAGGGCGGGGGTATCTGAAGGTCGACATGGCTGGATATTCGATGCGACGGACGCACGGCGTCTGTCAGCGATATCTACTGATCTGTCCGAGGCGACAGATCATCTCTTCTGGTCGGCAGCGAGAGCGCTGCTCGACATGGCGAACCGGATCTTGCGGTTCCCATCTTGGTATGCGGACCTCGTAAAGAGGTCTCTCACTGAATCCCGGAACGTTTCGTTCCGGGATGGGCAATTCACCTGGAAAGGTGAATCCACGAACGGCATCTTCATGGGAGACACCGGATGTAAGGTATTGCTGACAATGTCAAACTTGCTAGCAGTAGTGAACATGTCCCTCTCGGGAGACGTTGCCAGTGCGGTCGTTGGTGACGATCACACTACATTGACTCGCGACCCGGAACGGTCGCTGGAGATTTACCGCCGCACCCTTACGGGTATGGGGTACGTCCTATCTGAGGACGATACATTCATATCGGACAGATATGGATTCTACGCGGAGGAATTGTATACCATTCCCTCTGATAATAGGCGCACGGTGGATGCGCTTATAAGGAGGACCGCCGCTGGCGACCTTCCTTATATAGATGTACCAAAGGTACGCCTACTTATGGACTTACGGAAAGACCGTAAGGACTTTTCTTCCACGCGATGCGGAAGGATATACCAATTCGGTCGTGAGATCGAATATAACATGAGACCCACACGATATCTGGGCCTCTTTCACATGGCATCCTGGATCCAGGACGCTTGTCTCGACCTCCGGCATTGTCCGGAGTTCGGGTATTTCCCCAGGACATTAGTGTCCGCGGGGAAACCGATTCTGTTCGATAATGAGCAGAACTTTTCAGAGTACCTGACTCTACACAAGCGTGGTCGGTTAAGAACCCGCTATGCTTACTTAATGAAGGGCGCCTTAACAGGTGACCTTAAGGAAAGAATCATACCTAGATTCTTTACCAAAACAGGGGAGCACCACTTACAGGTGGTCCAAAACATTGAACTTCCCGAAGGAGTTCAAGAACATCTTCTCTTCCAAACAAGGAAGAAGAAGTGGTATCAGCCCTGGATAGTGGGCAGAATACAGAAATACATAATCTCGGATATCGAGATTAAATCGAGGCTCAATCAATTATCTGAGCTTTTTAACGAGGCACCGGAAATGGTGCCGGCAACAGTGGAAAACGTAGCCACCGGATCGGTGGATATGACCGACGAACTCTGCAAAGAGTTTACAAAGGCGTGGAGAGAAAACTCCATGCTATTCGCAAGACATACAACTATGTCATGGTATCTAAGAGAACCC